GAAGAACGATCTCGCGCGACAGGTCGCCCCCGCCCGCACGCGTCAGAGTGCGCCGCCGGAGACCAAGCAGACGCTGATCTGGGACACCGCGTCCATCAATCAGTTCTACGAGGACCTCCGCCGCGGCAACATTCCGACCGACGAGGCGGCTCGCTTGGAAGCAGATCTCCAGGCAGCCGTAGCTGAAGGCCGAGTGCGTTAGCACGTTAGCCTGGTTCGGTTGCCTGGTTCACCCCATCTTTTTAGGAGAGCATCACCATGGCAACCGTAACCCCGGGCGCAGTCTATCCGATCAACGCTGGCGGCTTCAACAGCCCGGCCGGTCAAGTCGCCTACGGCGGCACGGCTTACAGCGGCACCTTCATCCCGGCGCTCTGGTCCGGCAAGCTCGCGCAGAAGTTTTATGCAGCCACTGTATTCGGCGAAATCGCGAATACGGACTGGCAGGGTGATATCAGCCAGATGGGCGACACGGTGATCATCAACACGATCCCGACGATCAACATCTACAACTACTCGGTCGGCCAGTCGCTGAATTACGACGTGCCGGCGCCGTCGACGATCACGCTGCAGATCAACAAGGGCAAGTACTTCGGCGTCAACGTCAACAACGTCCTCGAGCTTCAGTCGAAGCCGAAGCTGATGGACATGTTCACCAACGACGCGTCGATGCAGATGAAGATCACGATCGACAAGGACGTCCTCGGCGGCACGTTCAACGGCGGATCGGCGACCAACATGGGCGCAACGGCCGGCAAGATCTCGGGCGCGTACAACCTCGGCACCGACACGGCGCCGGTGTCCCTGACCGCGGCGAACATCCTGCAGATGATCACGTCGCTCTCGAGCGTGCTCGACGAAGCGAACGTGCCGGAAACGGACCGCTGGCTGATCCTCACGCCGACCGAGCGTCAGCTGTTGATGCAATCGAACCTGGCGCAGGCCCAGTTCATGGGCGACGGCCAGTCGATCCTGCGTAACGGCCGCATCGGCCAGATCGACCGCTTCACGGTCTACGTCTCGAACCTCACGCCGCGCGCGGCTGCGGCTCAGAACTGGACGGGCGGCGCATCGGGTGGCACGGCCAAGCGCCACGCGATCATCGCAGGCCACAAGTCGGCGATCAGCTTCGCCTCGCAGATCGCGAAGGTCGAGTCGCTCCAGAACCCGAACGACTTCGGCAACCTGGTCCGCGGCCTGAACATCTACGGCTACGGCGTGACGCAACCGGACTCGCTCGCGACGCTCGTCGCAGCGGGCTAATTCGGCGGCCCGGGGCAACCCGGGCTTCTTCACGCACAGGAGTAGAGATGACTTACGAAAACAAGCTGGTCCAGGCCGGCATCTGGGACAGCACGGCGAAGACGCTCGCCGGCGGCGATATGGGCTCCGCGCTCATCGCCACAGGCACGACCCAGGCCACGGCCCTGCCGATCGTCAACGACATCAACATGTTCGCGACGGTGGCGGCGAGCTCGGGCGCGGTCCTGCCGAGCTTCGGTTCGGCGTTCGTCACCGTGTTCAATGGCGGCGCCAACTCGCTCGCGGTATATCCGCCGGTGGGTGGCACGGTCAACGGTGCATCGGTGAACACCGCGTTCGCAGTCGCCGCGGGAAAGAGCACCACGTTCATGTCGCCGGACGGCGTCACGTGGGTCGCGCAGCACTCGGCGTAATCACGTAGCGCACCTGCCTCCTGGTGGGTGCGCGCGTTCTTCTGAATGAGCATATGGGCACCATCACCTGCAAGCAGATCATCGACAAAGTCGCCACCCAGCTGCTGGATAACACCAACACCCGCTGGACGCGCATCGAACTGCTCGGCTGGTTGAACGATGGGCAGCGCGCCATTGTGCTGATTCAGGCGAATGCCTCCTCCATCACCACGACGCTGCAGCTGGTGCAGGGATCGCGCCAGCAGCTGCCGGCCGACGCACACCTGCTGCTAGACATCTACCGCAACATGGGCCCCACCGGCGTCTCGCCGGGCCGCGCGGTGCGTCTGGTCTCGCGTACGGTGGTCGACGCGCAGGACCCGTATTGGCACACCATGACGGGCGCCGCGGTCGTGCAGAACTACATCTACGACGTGCAGGACGCGCAGGCGTTCTACGTCTACCCCCCGTCGAACGGCAACAACACGATAGAGCTCAATTACTCGCGCGTGCCTGTCGACATCACCGACGAAGCCAAGCCAATCGTCATCAACGACGTGCTGCAGACCGCGCTCGTGGATTACATCCTCTACCGCGCGTGCGCGAAGGATGCCGAGTTCGCTGGCACCCAGCAGGCCGCCCAGTACCTGTCGACTTTTATGGCGCAGATGGGCAAGGAGGCCGAGCAGGAGGCGGTGAACAACGTCAACCAGCAGCTGGGCAAGGGTAACGCCCAGCCCGTTCCGGGAGCTAACTCGTGAGCGAACAGTACGGCTACACGGTCGGCTACGAGAAATTCCTCAACGAGGTCACGCCGTTCGTGCCGAACGTGCCTGAGTTCGTGGCGATCAACGCCATCCGCAACGCGTGCATCGAGTTCTGCAACGAGACGCGCTATGTCCAGGTCGACGCTGACCCGTTCACCGGCGTGAAGGACGTGCCGAACTACCAGATCGACACGCCCCCCGACACCGCGTTTCTCGACGTGGTCGAGGGCTGGTACAACAACCTGCTGCTCATCCCGAAGTCGGTCGACGAGCTCGCCTCGATCTATCGCTCGCTTGACTGGCGCACGCTCGACGGCACGCCGGCGTACATCACGCGCGTGATCCAGCCCGAGATCATCCTCGTGCCAATGCCCAGCGTCACGCTCCCGAATGCGCTCACCTTGCGCATTGCGCTTTCGCCCACGCGCGACAGCACGACGATTCAGGGCCGGGTGTGGGAGCACTACGCCGAGACGATCGGCAAGGGTGCCCGCGCGCGCCTCTATATGACCCCCGGCCAGCCGTACTCGAACCCCAGCCTCGGGATGCAGGTGCGACGAGAGTTCATGCTCGAGATGTCACGCGCCCGCAGGAAGATGGAGAAGGGCCTGGGCCGCGCGGATCTACGCATTCAATTCACGGGGTTCGTATGAGCACCATCGCAACTATCGACCTGACGCAGGGCGACAACCTGCCACTCGTGACCTGCACGCTGACCGACACATCAAACGGCTTCCCGATTGACGTGTCGGCCGCCGCCGTCACGGTCTACTTCCGCCCGGTCGGCGCGATAGCCAACCCGGACGGCACGCCCGCGGGCACGCCGCTCCTTTGCACGAATGTGAACAACGGCACCGATGGCGTCGTGTCGTTCTATTTCGCGGGCGACTGCACGAAAGTTCCTCCAGGACTCTACGAAGGGCTCGTGCAGATCATGCAGCCGGGGTCGCTGCGCATGACCGTGAAAGACAAGTTCTCCTTCCGCGTGAGGCCCGCATGACGGCGCCGACGCAGCATAAGTACGTCGAGGCCGGCGCGACCTGCGTAGCGCAACCGCATGCAGCCGCTGCTGTGGCGACGTACGAGAAGGTCGTATGCACCGCACAAGTTGTGCAGATGAGCGCGGCCGACGAGCTCGCGTTCCTCGCCACCCATTTCTGAGGAGTCGTTCATGGCATTACCCGGCACGATGGAGCAGGCAGTCCTGAATCACATTCTGGGTGTCTCCACGCTCACGAAACCTACCACGGTCTATATGGCCGCGTTCACGACCACGCCAACGCTGCCGGGCAATACCGGCGGCGTCGAAGTCTCGGGCGGCTCGTACGCGCGCCAGGCGGTCACCTTCACGGTCTCCGGCACAGGCCCGGCGGTCGCCTCCAACGGCGCCGTGACGTTCCCGACTGCCACGGCGTCGTGGGGCACCATCGTTGGTGTCGGTATCTATGACGCGGTCTCGGGCGGCAACCTGATCGACGCGGGCGCGCTCGCTGCGTCCAAGGCGATTGGCACGAGTGACGTGTTCGCAGTGCCGGCGGGCAGCTACACGCTCTCGCTCACGTAATCGACAATGGGCACGCTCACCGGCTCGAACACGATTCTAGCCGGCACCGAGGTCTTTAATCTCTCGTCGCCGGCGCAGACTGACTGGATTCAGTTCCCGCAGTCAGCGACCGCCGTGAACCGGAGGTCGGGCGGTGGCTCGACCATTGGACTGCCGACGCTGGTCGGCTCGGGCCTGACGTGGACCGGCTACACGGACGGTCCGACGATGACGTGGACCGATGGCACACCCACGGCCTCGGCGACGGCGCTTGCGGGCGGTGTCTACGCCGACACCATGACAGGCACCGGGCAGGGTATCCAGATCGTCGCGCCTGCTGACACGACCAGCCGCACGCTCACGATCTACTGGGCGATGTACTCCGGGCAGGGCACGCTCACCGCGACGCTCTCGGACGGCAGCGCAACAGCCTACACGGTATCGCCCACGGCGACCGGCGCGGGCAACGAGAAGTTTTACAGCACGACGATCACGTATGCGGCGAACTCGGCATCGCAGACGCTGACGATCAAGATGCTGCTCACGACGACGCAGAGCACGTCGTGGAACGTCATGCTGCACGCGGTGAAGTATCTTGCTGCGGCCGGAGGTGGCACAACGCAGAACGGCTCGTACTCGGGCAGCGCATCGCTCACGTCATCGGCAGCCGGCTCCGCGCGCCGCGCAGGATCACGCGTCTCGAGCGCGACGCTTACATCATTGGCCGCCGGCCGCGCGCAGCGCTACGGGCAGGTGACGAGCACCGCGACCCTGGCGGATCACATCGCACTGGGCCCGACGACCTACACGGGCAGCACGGCGAGCACGGTAACCCTCACCTCGTCGGCCGCCGGCGTGCGCATGATCTATGGCGCGGTGGCGAGTGTGCTCGCCTCGAGCTCGGCGGCCTCCGCCACCCTTCGCGCAGCGGGCGCGACCATGAGCACGGCGACACTTTCTAGCCGCGCCACGGGCTATGTGCGCTCGACGCAGACCGCGCGCGGCACGGTGCTGGTGAAGGTGACGGCAACGTTTGTGCAGCTGGGCGCCTACATCGCGCCGAATCCGTCCGCCCTCTATGAGCGGGTGCCGGTGGTCGACGCGACAGCGTTTAACTTCTCCACCGGTTTCCAGGATACGTCGGCTGCGGTCGACGCCCTTGCGCTGGCGGCTGGGAAACCCTTCTCTGACACGGTCTCCATCACCGACGATGTCGCCTTCGCAAAAGGCCCTGCGCTATACGACAATGTACCAATTAACGACTCGATTGCGTTAGCAGGTACAAAGGCGTTAGTTGACACATCGACGGCAGTTGACCAGGTGACGTTCGCCGCCACGCGTGCGCTCACGGACACCGTTGCCGCGCTCGACAGTGTGGTGATGACGTCTGCGACCGCGCTTGCCGACGCTGTCGCCGCACTCGACAGCGTGGCGTTCACGTTCTTTTCGCCGACCACCGTCGACGGCCGCGCGCTCAACGCCGCACCACTCAATTGAGGATAGATATGCACGACACCCTGAGAATCACCGGCCGCGTCCATGCGGT